GGTTACTGGAATGTTCCGCTTGGGAGAGCGTTCTGAAGCGTGAACTTAACAGGTGAGTATCCTGAAGTAGATCCAACATCTGTGGTATTTCCAAGACCTTCGATATCTACAGTTACTTCAACATAATCAGCGTTACGCTCAATCGCGCCAGTTACATAAGCACCCTTTGTAAGAGTGAAAGCAACCTGAGTTGCGGTTGCGCCTGAACCTGTTGAGAAGTTGAAGGTAAGTGCTGGCTGAGTGTTAGTGATATAGCGAGTTAGCTCGGTATCGTCTTGCATTACAAAGGTGATCTTGCCTTTAGCAGTAAGAGCGCCAAGGAATACCTGATATGGATTCTGAGTATTGCCAACGCCAAAGATTGCCTCTGACTTGCGAGAAAGATCAAGTGTTCCTGTGCGAACATAGGCAACAGTTGATCCACCGATTGTTACTGTTCCAGTCCAAACCTGAGTAGGTAAAACTGTTGAAAACGATGGGGCGGGTGCGGTAGTTGTAACAGAAGCCCAACCCATAGTCTTAACTGTGTATTCCAACATACCGTCAGCGTTAAAGGTTAGACCAAAATCTGTGATTTGAACGCCGGGATATTGGCGTGTGTTTGCAGAGTAGAAGTCTGTGATTGTAAGAGCCTTTGGCTGAGCATCGCCTGTTGTTCCTACTGCGTTCTTGAGTGCAATAGCGTGGGTATAGGGAGCGCTTGAGCCTGTAGTGGTTACATCGCCAAGTACGCCTGCAATCCAGTAGCCGACTGTATCTGCAAAGACTGGGCCGCCAAAATCAACGGTGGTGTGCTTGCGACCTTGAACATAGGCATAGTTTTCAACCATTGATCCGCGAAGCCCTGTGTCATAGAGAGGCGCGATTACATCAACTGGCTTAAATGAGTTCATGGTAACTGGCACAAAGTTTGTAGCCGTTACTGGTGTTCCTTTTGTCGTTTCTAGGGCAACGCCTAAATACGACTTAACGGATGGTTGTGCTAGTGGCATTTCACTCTCCTACTGTTGGTGTTGGGTCTTTTACAGGGGTTGCTTTTGGTGCTGAAACATTTGCTGCGCTGAAATCATCAGGAGCTTCAAAACTATCGCCGGGTTGAACTACGATTGCAAGCGATGGAAATACGCGCTCGTCTGTGCCGTTATATGTAAATTTCATTTCTGCTCCTATGCGTTAATTACTTGGGTTACATCAAATCTTACAACTGCCCAAGTTTCAGTAGCAGTACCAGTACCGCTCATTGGCTCGCCGTAAGAAGTGTTAATGACTGGTTCTGCCGCTTGCCATACAAGTACGCCTGACTTATCGCCAAACTGGTGATCTGAGCGTAAGCGGTTTTTGAGGTTATCTATAACATTATCAAAATCAGCCATAGCATCTTCAGCGTTATTTTCAACCGAATGGTGAAAGAGCTGAATCGCTACCGAGTAATCAACCTTCTTAATACCAGTAGCCGCACCTGCTGAGGTATAACCGCCTAAGCCGATACGAGTCTCTGTCTCGGACTCAATAAAAACTACTGCGGCGCAACGGTTCTTTTGAGAAGGCAAAGCATTAACTTCAAAGTTAATACGCTTAGGAAATGAGGTAAATACTTGATTGATACCATCTACCTGTGGTGGCTTAATAAAGGTAGCAATGGTATCTCTGGCTTCTTTGCGACCTACTGCCATTATCTGACCCTGCGGTAAGGCTGAAGCAAGTCTTTGGCAAGAAATATCTCATCGCTGAGTTTATCTTTGCCGGGTGTGCTTGGGCCAGCGCTTGTGCCAACCGACATAGTCATAGAAGAATCTCCACGAACTTTGAGGAAGGCGGTAGTTACAAGAATCGCCGCTTCTTTAACGGCTGGTGGAAGTGCTGAGATTGAGATACCTGCCGCGTGGCTATAGCCAAGAGGATTAACAAGAGGAACGGTAGTTGAGCCAAATGTGTAAGTGCTTGCGACCATAACATTCTCGCTACTGTAGCCATCATAAATCTTCATCATCTGACCAGCAATAATTCCTGTGCCATCTGCTACGGTCAAAGTTGATTGCCCTGCGGTTGCGCTGACGATAGTTGTATTGGCGTACCCGGCAATGTAGGTGTATCTAATATAAGTCTCAACGCGTGGGCTAGTTGGGAAGCCAAATTGAAGCGCGCCTTGTGAAGAGTAAGTAAGTGAAAGGTTTGCGTAAGGAACAATAATCTGTGAATCTTCAATCCACGCAATCGAGCAATCTGAGAGAGTCTGCAACTGAGTTGAAGGGTTGCCGTACTGCATAGAGGTAAGGGCAATAATAGGGTTATAGCGTGGGTGCAAGCGGAATGTGCCGTCAGCGCCGATACGAGTTCTCTGTTGTTCTTGCTCTGTGGTAGCGGCTAGAACCTGATTGCAAAAGGTATCAATCCATGAGGAAGCGCGAGCGATCACATTGTTTAGCTCTGCATCCTGCACATCAGGGTCTTGCGAGTTAAATACAAGGTTGGAAATATCAATAGCCGTAGGAGCGTTCTTGAACTCATCTAGGGTCAGATAAGGGGTTGAGAACTGATGGGTAGTACCTGTATATGCGTTACTCATTTATTTCCCCACACTTTCCGCATTTCTTGAAGAATGAACCGAAACCACACGCGTTGCAGGTGTAGCCAACTTGCGAAGCATTGGTAAGTACGCCAGCAGTACCAGCGACTCCCAAGCCTTCTTTCTTTAACTGACGAGCTAGTTTTGGATCGTTAATATGAAACATTCCATCTTTGCCAGCCTTTAATACTTTCGTGCCTTTAGAAGTTTCTACCGCAAGTTCCTTCATACCCTTTGGTGGGATCATCCTTGACATTTTGCCTCCTGTAGTGAATAGGGCGGCTTTGACACCGCCCTACCCTTAATTAACTTACGCTGAGATAATTCCTGATACTGCACCATTCCAAGCAGGTGCATAACAGAAGAATGTTCCGCGATAGTATGTTGAGAATTCATAAGCGAACTGTGTAACAGGCCACTGGATTCCCATATAGTCCTGAACATTGACTGCCGCCCAAACATCAGAAACCTCTGTGTCAGGGATTGGAAGTGTGTAGGAAAGGACTGGAGATACACCCGGCTGAAGCCAAGGGTGAACCGTGATATCAACTAACTTGCCAGTTGTCTCGTTGTGCAAAGCACCAATAACTGCTCCACCAACATAATCGCCTGTATCTGTCTGAGAGAGATTTAGACGGTAGTTAGCAGTTGAGCCATTCTTGATTGCATCTGAGAGCTGACGGCGATCTGCACCGTTGATGAGGATCTCATCTGGGTCAGCTTTGACTCCATCGTAAAGTGTGCCGAATACAGTCTGGTATTCAACGCCCGGATTAGATGTAGAGAAGGTTGAGTTGATCTCATTGACTGCGCCTGAGTTTGCACCGAGGACAGTTGGGATGATTCCATCGTAACCTGTTGCATAAGCAGAGGTATCAGCAGAAATGGTAGAAGCAAGAGTACCTGTTGTATTGAATACAAGGTTGTCTCCTGTTACTGGGCCACCTGTGCCGTTGATGAAGCCTGCAAGACCTGAGATAGTACCAACATAGTGAGCGTTAGCCGCACCAGTTGTTGTACCGACATAAACCTTTGTGCCAACTGCGCCGACAACATTGTTTACGGCAATCTTAACAACCTGACCTGTGGTGATTGCCTGAGACTGAACTGTTGAAAGAACAGACTCACCAAAAGAACCAGCAGAAGAAGTTGCATAGACATAATAGGTTGTGCCGTTTGTAAGGCCGACCTGTGAACCTGTTGCTGAAACTGCTGAAAGGGTAACTGTTGGAGCTGCGAGAGCGCCTGAGAAACCTGATGCAGTACCGCGTGAGTAGAGGAACATACGCTCTTCCATCAACATTGTTGCGTAGAGAGTAGATGTGCTTGAGAGCTGACGGAGATCCTGATATCCAAGACCTGAGAAGTTAGCATCAAAGCTAACTGAGTCAGATAGTGAGTATGAGTTGTAAGGGATTACTAGATCATCGGCAGTGTAAGCGATCTTTGGGCCACGCTCAAAGTTAATTGAACCAAAAGCAGTGGTTGTTGTTTCTGTGATACCCGGCCAGATATTTCCTTGTCCACCAGTACCAGTACCAGTGTAACCAGTAATACGCTTTACGCGGTGTGATGTACCGACACCCTTTTTACGAACAATCTTGTTGCGTAGAGGTGTTGGGCGTGGTGTAAGCAACTTTGCAGGTGCTTCGAGATCGAAGGCCGCAAAAGATGTGCTAAGTGGGCTTGTAAGCGAGATGTCTTTTACGATATCTGCTGAAGCAATACGCTGAGCTGCAAGAGCCGCGTTGAGTGAACCTACTGCATCTGGTGAAAGAGACTTGTTTGCAACAAGAGCCTCGATCTGTGAAGCAGCATCTACTGTTGGTGCTTGACCCGGAACGGTTGATGGGTTAGAGAAAGACTTATTGAGTTCTCCGAGGTATTGCTCCTGAAGTTCTGCGGCTTTCTTTGGCTTTACATCACCGAAAAGGTCTGTGGCTTTAGGCAACTGTGCCATAAAGGTTATTCCTTTCGTTAAGTGTGTTATTCGCTCACGCTATCGGTTGCAATGCCACCCTTAGCAGAAAACTCTGCGTAGAGCGCCATGTAACCTTTAGCGAGAACAGGATCGGTTGTCGCTTGAGCCTTAGCCTTATAGGTTGCGGCTTTAACGAGGTATTCATTTGATTGTGCGCCTGAGATAGTCGCGGCGCGCTTTGGGCCACCTGCAACTGTCTTAGTTAGTGCCGTTGCTAGTTGGGTTTCAAGACTCAAAGACTTCTCTACTGCTGACTCTTTTTCAGCAACTAAAGCGCCTTTCTCTGCTTCAAACTTTTCCATAGCACTCTTAACGGCTTCTGCAACAAGAGTTTTAAGGCTCTCATCTTCTGAGGCAACTGGTGTCTCAGAAACTTCTTCTTCAGCAACAACCTCTTCGGCTACTGCTGGAACTTCGTCAGCCTCATCAGACTTAGGTGTTTGATCTGGGCTAACCATTTCGGCAACTGATACATCTGTGCGACCATGAGATTCGGCTGGCTTGTGGCAACCGCAATCTAAGCACTTCTCAGCAGTATCGGACTTTTCTGCCATCTTGTAAGAGCAACCCTTACACATCTTGTCATCGCAACCGCCGCAGTCTGAGCAACCAGCGCAATCGCAACCAGCACAAGAATCTTCGTGATCGCAACCACTCTTAGTAACTTCGGCTTCTGCGCCTAGCTCAATGGTGTTGAGTTCTGGGGCGGCAACTTCGCCTTCGGCAACTTCGCCTTCGTACCAGTGGAATAAGTGCTTAACTGCATCAAGGAGTTCTTCAATAGAATCCTTTTCGTTTGAGCCTTCTGTAGCCATTTCGTTAGCCTCTACAACAATGAGGTTAGCGAGCGCAGTACGAGCGGCATCAAACGCATCTTTATCGAACTTTACGGAGTCTGGTGTCAAAGACTTTGCCAATTCCGCGATCTTTTTGATTGTGTCCATCTTTGACCCTTTCTTGGTCGCTTTAGCAATCTCTGTAGGCAGAGGTGCTTTGTATTCGTGCAGTTCTTCAACTTGCACCAATGATGATTCGCCTTCAACGCTCTTAGCCATAATCAGCTTCGCATTTGGGTTGGCGGGTCTGTCCACAAGGCTGATCTCTACGATCTGACCGTCAATGATTCGACCATTGACTGCCTTGTTATCGCGTACTACGCGTGGGGCGCGAATTCCTATTGAGAAGCCTTTAAGAACGCCTGTCTCGACTTTCTTAACGCTAACAGGATCAACGACAAGAGCAGTGATGTAATGACCATCGTTCTTAACTTCATATTCCTTAGCAACTCCCGCCGCGATATTAGAATGTTGTTCGCGGATATTACCGCCTGACTTAAACCACTGAGGCATGGCGGTATCTAGCCATGTTGCATCGCAGATTTGACTATCTGAATCAATAGAGTCATCTGTTGCTTTGCCATAAACGGTCATAGTTCCGTCAGCGTGTTTGTCTGCCTTAATTAAAGGTGCATACGCATTAGTGAAATCTAGTGCCATTAGTTATTCTCCTTAGATACCTGAGTAAGTAATTACAACTGCGCCAGCCGCAGTTCCAGCCGCAGAGATTGCATAAACTTTATCCCCCGGATTAAGCCACAACTGAAAAGTTCCAGCAGCAGTTATAAGATGACCTTTTGTAGCGCCAGAAGTAGTAATTGATGAATCACCAACCCAAATTGAGGCACTATCGCCGTTCTGGATTTGTACCGCAACACCGCGTTGTATTCCTGTTGCTACTTGGCAAACAAGCGTGGCAGTAGTTCCTGCGGTTGCGTTTATATGGACAAGTGCCATTTATTTCTCCTTAGTTTCTTTGGCTAACCAAACTGGTGCTTCTGTAAAGCCGAGCATCCACATAGCCATAAGGCGGTGGTGTCCGTCAATAATAATTTGCTGACCGTCTCTCTCAACGATAAGGGCGAAACTTCTGTAAGGTGTAATGGCTTGACCCATAGCCTTAATATGTTCTTTAAGTTTCTTACGGAATAAATAATCGTCTGTTGCAGTGAGATTATCAAACTGAACTAACGCCATTTCAGCCGTATCCCAAATGCTCGGATTAACAGTGATTGGATCTATAACTTGCCAAGGCGATTCAACTAACTTATCTGTATCTGCACCTTGTTCACCGGAAGGTGGATTAGGCAGAATCTTGAGGCGAGATAGTGCGCGTTCTACTTCTATCTTGCTAGGTACTGATTTAACAATATCCGCGCTTACTGATAGTGAAAGGCTATCTGTAATATAAGGAGCTATATCGCACATACAGTTAGGGTGAACTGGCGCATCTCCATTAGGCCAATCTTCGTCAATAGAGATAGGGGAAGCATCTAGGTTCTCTTGGCACTCAGGGCAAGGATCGGCTACCAACCATTCAACCATCTCAACGCCTGAATCTGCGTATTGGGCAAGTTCGGCATCAACTACTGCGCGACTCATTTCGGTCTGAGCAATCACTAAAGCTTGAGCAGGATCATTTACAACCTGATCTACCATAGTTGAAACGCTTTGAGGCGTTAAGCCTTGCGCGAGCGCATCAGAAAGAATCGTGCCGATGCGGTCTAACTTTGTATTAGATACTCCGTCAATGGTGATCTGTGCCTTGTCGAGAAGGGTTTGCAACCCGCCTTTAGGCGATAGCAGGGCAGAGGCGGCGGCGTTACCGGGTGTCCAAGTATCCCAGTTCACCAAACCAACCGCAGGGGCATTTATGGCCTTATTGCGGGTAAGGTGAGCTAGGGTGTAGCGAGCGGCAAGATCGCCTGTTACCCAACCATCTGCGTAAAGCCTGCGTAGAGCATCTACAAGCGGCTTCTTATCTACTGTTATATGAATCTGCGCCCAGTCTCTTGCCATCTGTGGGGTTACTTCCCCGCCAGCAGGGTGAGTCTCTGCAAAGGATTGCGCTATCGCTTCTGAGTCAATCGCTACCGAGAAAGCGGCGCGAATCTTGTCAGCGTTTTTAGCGGCAATTCTTACGATTGCGCCTTTTGCCGGGGATTTCATTACAACCCCAAATAGCGTTCAGCGTACCAACGAGCGCCGTCAGGATCGCCAGCCTCAACAAACTTATTGAGAACTTCAGCGTAGGTAGATTCTAAGTGTTCAAAGTTAAATGACTTTGCAGTATTGCCTTTGCGTACCCAACGAATAAACTTTTTAACTTCTTCCTTCTTAGGCTCTACTGGCTTCTCAGCAACAGGGGCAGGCTCGGTCTGTTCGCCATTTTCATTTACAGGAGTTCCTGCGGCAACCATTCCATCAGGGCTAAAGAGAAATACTGATTGACCTGCTACAAGGAATGGCATATCGGCTTCAGGTGCATCAATAAGAGGCAAGCCTAGATCGGCTCGACCTTCATTAACAGTCATACCAGCAGAACGCTTGCGAATATCATCGCGCTTTGCGGCTTCTTCAGTATTAGAACGCTCGGAAGGTGCTAGACGGAATTCAAGTTCGCGTGGCATACCGAGCCAGCGATAAGAAAGGTTAGAAATCTGTTGTGAGAGCCAGCGCGCAGTTGGGATAGTACCGATCTGCTCTGCCGCTTCTGCTTCGCCTGCCTGATGACCTGATGAACCCATACCGCCTTTAGCAGAGAATCCAATCTCAGTAGGAAGAACGCCAAAATGTCCTGTAATAGAGGTGATGAGGTAATCATCTAAACGATCTGAGAACTTCTCTTGGTAGCCTTCTTCAAACTTGAGTGAGGCGCCCGGCAAGAGGAAGCGCATACGATTGCGTTGTTCTGTCTGCCCTGCTAGATCGTCATTAAAGATATTTTCATAGGCGCGGATCTGCTCAGGTGTAAGATTGGCAGATTCAGGTAGCTCTAAGAAGGTCTTTGGCATAACGCCATCTGTGAACTCAGCGCGTAACCATTGCTGACGGCGCAAGTAGATATCTGCCATAGGTAGAGCGCGCTCTACTGGTGAGTATCCATAAACTGTATTAGCGCGGCGATTGCGAATAAGGTAAGCAAGTTCATCGCTAGAGAACTCTCCATCTGCGGCTTCGTCATCTACCGTTGCAGAGAACTCAGAGCGTGGGAATCCGTAAAGAATCTGTTGGAAAGCCGGGCCTGTCTCGGGATCAGGGCGCATACCGCGATCATCAATGAGTGGCTTGATAGTCGAGCCATCTAGAATCTGTAATCCTCGGATCTCCCCGCCTACTGTGGCTTCAGGCCAAACGGCGAGCGCATCAAGAACATCCATCTCTTCAATAGCCATTGAGAGCCAATCGGTGAAACCAAGGCCGTTAGCAGGGTCAGGAGTTTCCCAGAACTTACGCATACGCGCGATCTCGGGCGCGAATCTAATACGGGCATCTGCCATAGCTCGTAGGTGATTACCGCCAGACTCGGCGCTAATGCGCTCAGAGGCGGCATCGGTGAGAACGATATCCCACTCTAGCCCCGTAAGTTTGGCCTTCCTTACCTCAATGCAACGGCGCAGGATGTCAATTTGATCTGCGGCGGCTCGTAGTGTCTTAAATGGCACTAGGCGGTTTTCGCTGACATTGATGTTCTGTGCTACCAAATACTCATAACGGCGTGGATTAGGTCTGCCAGTATCAGGGTTAAGCGGGTTGAGAGCGCCGGGGATTAAAGGCAAGCCCGGTGCGAAAGGTACATTGGCAAGAAGTGGGTTTCGAGGCATTGGCGTTGATGTGCCGTATCCGTACTGAGTCTGAGCAATACCGCCAGCCGAACGCATCTGTGCCTCGGTCATAGTATTTGCGCCAGCAAAGAGCTTAGGAGACTTCTCTAGTTGGTCTGCTACTGCTTTGGCAAAGCGATCAAATATGCCCACATTGTCTCCTTATTAGCGAACCCAACACATACCTACATCGGCGGTTGGTCTTAGTTCATTCTTTTTCCAGCCATCAGTTTCCCAAGCCTTAGCGTGTGCATCTCGCCAAGCCCATAAATCCTGATCTATGTCGTACCACTTGTCAGGCTGATCTAAGTGGGGTTCTATAAACTGCGGTGCTACTTCTGTATAGCCAAGAGCTGCTAAGTAGTGTAACTGCTTTTGGTGTTCGTCTAGCGTTTCCTGAGTCCACTCAAAGGCAAGCATCTTGTATTTGCAAATCATCCCGTTAAATACCGACCACTCAGCGCCTTCAACATCTATCTTGATTAGATCAGGCTCGCCGTATATCTTGGCGAGAGTGTCTATCGTGATCGTATTGGCGTAGGTAGTCCAGAAAGGCTTGCCGGCATAGGGCATAGTCTCTGAGGTCAGCCACTCTTTATTGAGAGTGCTTAGTCCATCTTCTGCGGCCTCGTAAAACTCCACGCGCTCGTTATCTTTATCAGAAGCGGCTAACTTAAGCGGGATCACGCGAGATTCATAAATAAAGTTTTTAACTAAATCTGCATAAATTCGTGAAGGTTCTACGGCTATTACATCGTAACCTTGAGCGAGCGCAGCAACCGTAGCATCGCCACGATTAGCGCCAATATCAAAGAATAACGGCAAGATTTGCCTCTATCGCGCTGCGGTACTCGTCTGAAATATCCAAGCGAAGTAGTTCGTTGAAGATATCAATAGATTCTTGCTTGCGACCTAGCCACCATGCTGCAACGGCTTCTTCAAACTCTAGGGCATACGATACATAGCCAACATCGGCAGGTAGTGGGCTAAAGCCAAAATCATCGTTAGCCACATTTTGACCTATGCGCGAATAAACCCACGCCTTGCGCCAGTTGCCTTGGCGTTCGTGGAACTGCGACAAGAGGAAGAAACCTTCTGGGCGGTCAAGGTCATAACCGATTGCTTGCATGAGGCAAGTCTCGACTGTGGTTAGGCGGTCATTCTGATCGTTAAAGCATTTGGCAAGTTTGAGCAGCGAGGTATAGACATAAAGATCGCCCCACTCTTTGCCATACTCTGCGGTGCGTAGATAAAAGGAAACTGCGCTCGCTATCTGATCTGCCTTCTCGTATTCAACGGCAACATCAAAGTTGAGTTTAGGATCAAATGGGTCTTTAGATAGTGCGTAGATCAGTTCATCAAGCATCAAGCGCCTCCGCTATTAGATCCTCAATAATACCGCGTGGTGTGCGTAACACAAATGCAGCGTTATCAGCAACGGCAAAACTAATCAGTAGATCGCCTTGATATTCAGCGATACCTACGCAGAACTCAATCCTAAAATCTAGGAACGAGAACTCTTTAGATAAACCGACAAGGTTTAACTGATCGTCATAGACACAGAGCCTATGCCGGTATATGCCATCCTTTTGCTGAAGGTAATTCTTGAAGAGATCAACCTCATGGGTTATCGAGATGTAGCAGTTGCCCCATCGTATGAGCTGAGATCCGCCGCGTTGATCTTTAGGCGGTTGGAGTCCTTGGCGAACGCTGACTTGCTTGGTTTCTGAGCCGTCAAACTTGACCACCTCAACAGGGCTAGACCACTTGACGAAGTGATAAGGCTTATCAAGTATCGGCATCCAGTTCTTCTCGCAGTACGAGTTATCTGGCGCTGGAGCCGGGATTCGCTTGCGATCAACTTCCTTAGCAACCCAGTTCTCTTTATCTAGCGTGATCTTGGTTAGTTCCATACGACCTACGCCATTAGTTGTGGTATCGCGCCGAACGCCTATGAGGTAATAATCATCCCAATAGACAAGGCGAGCATCCTCAAGTCCGACAAACTCCCAAATGGGCTGATGCAAGTTCAGCATCTCAACCTTGGTGCAGTCGGTCATTACTAGATTGCTATTGAGGCGTACTAGGTAATTTTCGGTAACTAGGCGCTGATCCTTTTCAGGATGGAGATAGGCAAGCGGCCCCCAGTTTGAGGGATAGAGTTGCTTGTTCTCGCTATGGTAAAGAATGTAATTGACTACCCGGACATTAACAAGGATATCGCCGTCAGAGTCAATAAATACCGAGGGGTTCATTCCCCCAAAGGTGTTAGGTATTGCAATAGGGGCTAACTTGCCCCCATGTCCAACCGCCTTTTGGACTAAGTTCATAGGGTGATACTAGCAGTATCAGTTCTGTGGTGTAGAAGAGTTGGATGGGAGTGTGTCTTTATTGAGGTATGCCTGATAATCGGCATTTGCAGGGTCGGTAGGGATGTACCAAACCTGACCATCTTCGGTTGTACCCTTGATGACATCAGCAAAGCCTTCTGTTTTGATAACTTCATAAATCATAATTCTGCATCCGCTCTAATATATCCGTTTGCGTTTGTAGCAACTGCCACAACTGCATAGCCTTGAGTCAATCCCGATGTTGTCCAAGAAACAAGAGCGCCACGAACAGTTGGGTTGTAAACTGTGCCAATAGCACTTACTCCAGGATTTACTGTTCCTGCGTATAAAGTAAAGTACGAGCCACCGCTACTTGAAGTAACTGCTGGAGTGCTTCTCATAGTTGTAGGCCAAGGAACAAAGGTGTAAGCAACCGTTGAACTGTTTGCAACACCCGAACCAAGAACATCTTGAGATGCGCTTGTTTGGTAGCAGTACCTCTGGCAAGCGGCTAACTCCCCCTGAAGTGTTCCATTCTGACGAATGAATGGGGTTGCAACCGAACCAGTTTCCAACTGAATACCAGTGATTTCAAAGTAATCGGCTGCTCCTGCGGCAGATGCCGAAGTTTGATAGTAAATTTGCCAACCTAATTGGGTGGCAGTGCTTGGAACAGTTCCAGTAAAAGTAAAGCGCTGCCAAGTAGTTGTTAGGGTTGCAGTTGAATTGATAACGGTTGCGCCACCAGTCCAAGTAACCAAAACATTTTGGTCTGTTCCTGTTCCCGATTGCAAGAATAATGTCAATGCGTTAGAGGTAGAACTGAAGTTTGCTCCCGCTCTTGCGTAAAATGACATTGTTACAGTTTTGCCAGCAAAAGGAATTGAATTGACGGTTTCAAGTGATTGAGAAATTTGTTCAAATCCTTGTGCAGATTGCCCTGAATTTCTTCCTACTCTCGCGCAATACTGAATATTTGGAAGATTAGTTGTGTCGCTTGTGGCTTGGCGAGATACGCTTCCTGGCGTTCCAAGGCTGCAATACCATCTGTCTGCGGTATAGGTTCCATTTGTTGTAATGGAAGTACCGCGCTGCCAGATGTCAAAGGCTCCGTTTAGAACGGCATTACGCCCAGCGGCCAAGTTTCCTGCCCACGATACGCCTGTGCTGGCAGAAGAGTTTGCCACGAGTGTTGATCCGTCAGCGCCTACGCTTAAATTAGTAGTGGTATTAGCCCCAGTACCCGCAATGAGATCGCCTTTGGCGGTAACTGAATCAATCAGCGCTGAGGTGTTGCGGGATTTAGTCATAATGATCCTTACTTAGAAAGTGCGGCGATTTCTTCTGGGGTCAATCCAAGAGCAGCGAGTTTAGCCTGAGCAGATTCCTTAGCGGCGTTAGCAGCGGCGATCTCAGCCTCACGCGCTACACGATCAGACTCAGCCTGAGCAGCCATAGCATCACGCTCTGCAATTTCCTCTGGAGTAAGTTCAAACTCCACAACTGCTCCTGTTGAGCAATCTACTACTAACTTTGTATCAGCCATTTGTTACTTCTCCTTAGACTGCGTAACGAACGATAATAAGACCTGAACCACCAGCACCACCAAGACCTGTTGATGATGAACCGCCACCACCGCCAGAACCAGTATTGGGAGTGGCATTATTTCCTGCGCTGCTACCTACATTGGAACCAGCACCAGCACCACCTGAACCTGCGGTTCCAGCAGTTTTAGCATTATATGCACCGCCACCACCACCGCCAGCAATATAACCACCTGCACCTAATCCAAGTGTTGATAAAGCAGTTGTAAGAGAACCAAAACCAGTATAGGTATTTACTCCTGCACCACCACTACCTGATGAAGTAGTTGTTGCGGTTCCACCTACTGCACCTGCACCACCGCCACCACCTGTGTACCAACCATTGCTATCGGAAGTTATGTCACCGCCACCATTATTACCTTGACCTGAAGTGGCCGTTCCACCAATAGTTCCGTTTGTTCCGCTTGTCCATCTACCTGAACCACCGCCTGAACCACCTGCAAGACCATTGGTATCATAATGCGCTCCACCACCGCCACCAACAGAAGCGGTCAATGAACCAAATTGTGAGTTACTTCCGTTATTACCATTAGTGCTTCCAGTAGTTTGAGCAGCACCGCCAGCGCCGACTGTTGCGGTATATCCAGTATTAGCAGTAAGTCCTTGAGCAGCAAAAGCGAGTACGCCACCTGCACCGCCGCCGCCACCTAAGTCTGAAGCACCACCACCGCCGCCAGCGACTACGAGAATGTCGCAAGACAATCCTACGGCTGGTGTAAATGTTCCTGATGATAGGAAAGCGTGATACCAGTAAGTACCGTCAGTCTCAATGATGCTACCGCCAAGAGCCTTTGGAGCCTTGGTAGGGGTAGTGCCTACGGCTGATACGCCGTATAGGGAGAAGGTTGAGTATTGGGCAAATGAAGAACCATCTGCATAACATTCAATACTTGTGATTGGAGAAGTTCCTTTGTATAAACCAGCGCCAATGATGTTTCCATAAAAACCTGATGTGGCGTAGTTACCTTCCATTGTTGTAACAAAATCAATGGACTTCTGATTGGAAGATGTGTAGTTAGGAATATAGAACTCGTGTTGAGAAAATACATTTGCGTTAGCGGAAATGCTGGAATCTGCATAAGAGTTATCTAAAAAGATATATGTCTGACCATCTGTATCAGCGGTTCCTTGATTGTTTCTCAATCTTCTTTGAACATACTGATTTGTTGTTGTGTCATTATTGAGCGTGAAGTGACAAGCAGCATAGTTGGTTGAAGTGCCAGCAGTTTTTGCTGACCATACAACTTTCAAATCCGTATAACCAGTCTGCGGAATGTTGCTGAAAACAACAGAAGATGCTCCTGCTGCTCCTACCGTAATGCGTTCTAAGAGTACGAGTGTATTTGCCATTATTGCCCCCTAAGCCGCAAGTATTCCGTAAAGTGAATATGTTGTGCCAATTTGCAAAGTACCAACCGCAGTAATTTTTATTGAATTGATTGCGCTGGTGCTGCGCCATAAACCAACAATGACATCCACTCCAGCGGAGGGTTGATTTCCTCGGCCAAGAGTTGTTTTGTATGTTGTTGTATTAGCATAATTGTTTATTGAAACAATGTAACTGGTTGCGCCAGTTGTTGTTGATGTCGCTTGCCAGTCTAAATAAATTTTAGAATCAGAAGATGTTCTGGTAGAACCAATAGCAGGAACTGCATTGCCATATAAAACAGTTGATGAATAGTTTGTGGCAGTATCTCCATTGAATTGAATATATGTATCACCTGATGTTGATAATGGGTTACATACTAATATCAAGTCAGTATAAGTAGATGGGATACTTGAAAAAGTTACACTTGAAGCAGTGCTTGAAAGAGTCGTTGTAAATATCGGAGTATATGTATTTGCTGCTGCCATTTTATTTTACCCCGTAAAGTGCAAATTGAGAATACTGTGCAAAAGTTACACCGCTAAAATCTATTTGAAATATGCCAGCAATAGTGCTGTTAAACCAAAGACCCGAAAACAGACTAAGTTCGCCACTTCCATTAGCATCATAACCAATTAAACCTCTAACAGTTTTATTTTTAGAGGTACTTGCATAATCCAAAATGTCAATAACAAATCCAGAAAACGCAGTTGTGGTTGTATTGGTTCCGGGAAAACCACCATAAGAAACCAAAATTGACGATGTGGTTGAACCAGTTCCGGGTGTTGATGCAGATGCGCCATTACCGTATAAATGATGATGAGCATAATTGCTGCCTGAATCTGTATTGAATCTCAGGCTTGCATCATTAGATGAAACTGCATTTGTCAATCTTCCAATGCCACGAATCTGCAAATGCGTATAAGTGCTAGGAATTGAAGTAAAGGAAATGCTAGATGAACCGCCCGAACCGACTGTTACTGTAGCAATAGAGTCGTAACTAGGAGCAGGGGCCCAAGGATTGAAGAACGGATTACCCGCCAACATATCGTCATAATGCGCCTGTAAGCCTGTCGCAACCGACTGGTTGGACAACTTAAATATGCTTGCCACTATGCGATCTCCACTCCTGTAATGGAGAGATTTACAGTTGTAGCACTAGCGCCGCCCTGAATAGTCTGAGTTGCGGCAAGAGTTTGCTTGCAAGGGATAACGGTGGTGTCATTTGCGCCAACTGTAATTGTGTTAGCAATAATTGTGCCGTTCATATAAATAGTGAAGGTAGCAGAAGAAGCGGCAGTATTAGCGACCATGATCTCTGTAACAACTGTTGTTGTGGCAGAAGGTACGGTGTAGAGAGTCGTTGTGAGCGTTGTTGAAGCCGCACCGCGATATAGGGTCTTTGCTGAAACTGCCATTATCTTGCTCCCATAATTTGTAGGATTTGTAGGTCATCGCCCCAACGAACGCCATCGCCTTGTGAGGAATCTGCTAGTAATACTTGAAGGTTGCCGCCTACGCCCTGATTGGTATATGTACCCGAACCAGTACCTACAATCAAATCACCCTTAGCGGCGATCTGTGTAGATTGGATAGCGTTAGCGATTGTGAAAGATGATGGCGAGATAACGGTAGAGATATCGCCAGCGATCAAGGCAGTTAGTCCTGTGATTGAAGTACCTGTTGAGGCGGTGTAGTCCACTCCACGCTCTAGAAGTACGCCGTTGATGAATACTTGTTCAGCGCCAACTACATAAGAAAGCGAAGTGGAGAAATCATCTGTGCCAGATAGTGAAGTTTCTCCACCTGATGCTGCCTTGCGCCATTGCTGGAGAGATACGGTGGGAGTAGTTCCCTGAAGCCCCTGTAGGCCAAGTGTGCCTTGAGTTCCCTGAAGTCCAGTAGTGCCTTGGGTGCCTTGGCTACCAGTTGATCCAGTAGTTCCCTGTGTACCCGTAGTACCCTGCGAGCCGTTAGAGCCTGATGTACCAGTAGTACCTTGCAAGCCCGTAGTTCCCTGAGAACCTGTCGCTCCCGTAGTACCTTGGAATCCAGTCGTTCCCTGAGAACCAGTTGTACCTTGTGAGCCTGTAGCACCTGTTGTTCCTTGCAATCCTGTTGTACCTTGATTGCCCTGAATTCCTTGGATACCTTGAGTACCTTGCGAACCGTTAGAACCTACAAATCCAGCAGTACCTTGAGTACCTGTAGTTCCCTGTGTTCCAATTAAACCCTGTGTACCTGTCGCGCCCTGAGTTCCTGTAGTTCCCTGCGATCCGGTATTTCCAGTTGTACCAGTAGTACCTTGAGAGCCAGTATTTCCAGTATTTCCAGTTAGACCTTGAATACCAGTTAAGCCCTGTGTGCCTGTTGTTCCTTGTGTGCCTGTTGAGCCATTAGAACCTGTAGCTCCTTGCAAGCCAAGAGCGCCTTGAGTTCCAACCGCACCTTGAATACCAATAGTACCTTGGCTACCTGTAGCACCTTGAGTGCCTGTACCGATAGTTCCTTGAACGCCCTGAATACCTTGCGCGCCGTCTAAATTGACTGCCCAAGAAGCGTATGTGCCTGTTCCTACAAATGTTGTCTGCGTAAAGGTAAGAGCGCCTGTTGCTACATTGTAAGCGGTAACAGTTCCTAGTTGATAGTTTGTTCCGTTGTATGCGGCAACGATAGATTGACCAACCGAATATGAAAGTGCAGTTCCTACGGTGATGGAGATTGATCCACCTATACCAAGAGCAAATGAAGTTGTGGAGTTTGTCGCGTAGCGATCTCCAAGACCCTGCAATCCTTGAATACCTTGAACGCCTTGAGCGCCAGTAGTTCCTTGAATTGATGTGCCAGTAGTTCCTTGAGTGCCAAGAGTTCCTTGAATACCAGTTAAACCTTGAGTTCCGGTTGTACCCTGAGTACCAGTAGTTCCCTGTGTGCCGTTTGTACCCTGAATACCTGTTGTACCTTGGCGGCCTTGTAAACCTTGAACTCCCTGAGCGCCTGTAGCGCCAGTTGTTCCCTGAGTACCAATAGCACCTTGAATACCAACTAATCCCTGAGTACCAGTAGCTCCTTGCGTTCCAGTTGTACCTTGAGCGCCTGTGATGCCTTGCAATCCAAGCAAGCCCTGTACGCCTTGAGTTCCCTGTACGCCCTGTGTGCCTTGCGCTCCAACAGTTCCTTGCGTACCCAAGAAGCCTTGAGTTCCTTGAACCCCTTGAGTGCCTTGAGTTCCTTGTACGCCTTGCAATCCCAATAGACCCTGAGTGCCTTGTACGCCCTGAGTGCCTTGAACGCCTTGCGCTCCTTGTATTCCAGTAGCTCCTTGAACACCGCGAGCGCCAGCCGCAGAGACAACGATCTGAGGCGTTACGGGCGATACATTGATGTTATCGGTCATCGAGAAACCTCAGCATTGACTTGAACAGTTCCGACACCTAGGAAGATAGAAGAGCCGTTAGAAGGCGTGAGTTTAAGATCCCACTCGTACTTGCCGGGAGCGCAGTTGATTGTTGTATCTACTTGAACCTGTGGCAATGATGTTGGGTTAAAGGTAATGCCGTTGCCAACTGTAAGAGAAAGCGCAGTTGTCTTAGCGAGCGCAGATGTCCGGAACTGAAGTAGTGGCGTATATCCAGCCAAAGAGATCAGCGTTCCAGTTGAATCTGTATAGGAGAAAGTAATAGCCCATTCCTGATTTTGGCGAACTGTAATGTTAAGCGGATCAGGCGTTTGGCTTATCGCTTGTGATGGCATCAGGTTCTCCAATGAGTGTGTTGCATTTCGGGCAGAATTTAGTGGATTTAGGCGCAGGCATCCTGCAACTAGGGCAGAATACCGCGAGCGCAGAAAGGTAATTCAGCGCATTTGAGCCTTCACTCAGTTCTGTTACTGCCCAAACCATTGCATCCATACGGTCAGGCGATTTACTACTCACACCGGGTTCATACTCGCATAATTCATCTTCTAACTCGGGGAAGTATCCGACCATGTGAAGTTTGCCTTGCTCGGAGAGAGCGGCGATAGGTTCTGCTCGTACTGCTTTACCGCGTGAGGCGGTGACTTTCTTTACCGGGATTGTGTTCTTTACTTGTTGCAAGAGATAAACTACCAAATCGCCGCCGTTATTCGTTTCAGCGATGATGCGGTCTGCTTTGTGTAGTTCAAAGGCATATACGGCTTTCTCAGCCCACATTTGGGGGGAAGCCTTGAGTGTGTAATCTGCAAGAATGTAATAGTGACCGTCTGGACTCATGCCAGCGACTACGATACCCGTAGAGTCTGAATCCTCACCACTAGTAACTGCGGGGTCAATACCGACAACTACGCGAGTTAGATACGGAGCATCTTTTACTCTTGCAGTTTCTAGCATAGAACGAGTCCACAGAGCGCCGGGGTTGTCATCTAGGATTTCACCAAAGAGTTCTTGGCGGCCCAGCCTTGTATCGGCGTACTTGGTCTGTAAAGTGATAAGGGTTGAGGCGGCGAGGTTATCGGCGTTCTCATAAGTAGAACCGCGAGTAACGATTGTATCGCTATCTTTAATTAGCTCTTTAATAATCTTAGTAGGGCGCGGAGTAGTCGTAACTACCGTCTGAGGATGTACGCCTAAGCGAAGTCCAAACTGCAACTGATCCCAAGTATCGGGATACTCCCAAGCCGCTAACTCGTCACACCAAGCGCCATGATGTTGTGGGCCGCGAAGTCTGTCGGGCTTTTCAGCCGAGAAGCCTTTAATGCGCGATCCGTTAGGAAGCGTATAAGCCGAGCGTGTACGGTTGTAAGAGTTCTCGTCATAGATACCGTAGCGATTGAGTACCGAGATAATCCCCGACTCACCCTCAAAACAGGTATCAGTAATATCAGCCGAGGTCGAGGCTACTACTGCCCATCTCGTCTTGGGTTGTTGTAAGGCTTTCCAAACTATCCACTCCGAGCCTGTCCGAGTCTTGCCCCACCCGCGCCCCGACAGAATCAGCCAGTTCTTCCAGTTCGTTTCCGGCGGCAACTGGTTCTGCCTCGCTTGTATGCTCTGCCACTGCACTCGTGCTTGTGCTATCTGCATCGTTTGCGGTGAGTAACGCGGCAAGGTCTCTAACTGCTCTATCAATGGATTCATCGCCTGTCCAAGTGGTTATGTCTTGCTGGATCTTGATTGCGGTATCAAGTCCAAGAAGTCTAGCCCTTCTTTCCATAAGGCGAACAATCGTGTTAATAGAAGCGTTATCGCCTTTCATGGCTTTAGGCCAAAGTGCTAATTGAAGTCTATCTATGCGGTCTAATTCTGCTTCGCGTAGCTCGTCTGCGGGTTGTTGCTGAGTACGCTTGATAGCCCGCTTGTATGCGGCGTAAGCGCCTACATGGGTTGCGTAGCCTGTCTCTTCGGCGATCCTCTGCCAAGTCAATCCTGCCCGGCGAAGCTCTAGGACTTTGACTTCTTTATCTACTAAATCGGGTTCTGGTACTGCACTGTTATTAGCCATAGTGTTAATTACTTACAGTAACAAGCTCGGCTTTTAGCCCTGTAAGGTTCTCCCATCGGGTCACAATAACATCACAGTATTTAGGGTCTAGCTCTATTAGCCTAGCCACGCGCTTTGTCTGCTCACACGCAATAAGGGTAGACCCTGAGCCACCAAAGGCATCTAGGACTAATTGACCTGCAAGGCTAGAGTTCTGAATAGCGCGCTCAATAAGTTCAACTGGCTTCATCGTAGGGTGTTCCTTGTTGGCCTTTGGGCGCTTTATTTCCCAAATAGTGTCTTGCTTGCGGTCTGGCGGGGTTTGATGCGCCGCTCCCGGTGTCCAGCCATAGAAGATAGATTCGTGGCGGTAGTGATAGTCGGCGCGCCCCATAACAAGGGTGTCCTTTACCCATACAAGGGTGTGCCGCCATACTTCTAATTCTGATAAAGGAATGCTAAAGGCTTGAAACAAGTTGCCCGAAGGCGCGGCTACATACCAACAAGCACCGGGCTTTGTAGCAGTAAAAATTGCATTAAAAGCAGAACGCAAGAATTCTTCAAGTTCGGCAATATTAAGCGTATCGTTTTCAATAGTAAGAGCATCTTTAGTTTTGCCCACATAACTTACGCCGTATGGTGGATCCGTCCAGACTAGATCAGCCTTTTCATTTCCTAGGAGTTTGTCTAGAACCGTCACATCAGTAGAGTCTCCGCAGACTAAACGGTGCTTACCTAGTTGCCACACATCTCCTAATTTAGTTTTAGGCTCTGCCGGGGCTTCCGGTACATCGTCTTCGTCAACAGGCTCAACTTCAATAACCTGTGGCATCTCAAAGCCTAATTCGGCTATATCCCACTCGTTATCTACAAGTTCTAATAATTGTTTGGCGAGTTCAGATTCATCCCACTCAGCCAGTTCAGCCGTTCTGTTATCGGCGAGCGCATAGGCTTTAGCCGTATCCATATCCCAATCATTGGGAACTTCGGCAACATCAATCTCTGTCCAGCCAAGAGAACGCGCGGCCTCTAGAGTTCCGTTGCCCGCTAAGACAACGCCACGGTGAACAACCAGAGGCTTGCGCTGGCCAAACTTTAGCAGAGAAGCCGCAATAGCGTCAAGGTTACGCTGAGAGTGCTTGCGAGCGTTTTTAGGGTCTAGAGATAGCTCTGTTATTGAAATTTTCACGGTTGCCTTCCGTTAGTGAAAGTCTTGCATCTAGGAGATCATCTACGCTAGAAAGGTAAAGTTGCCTCTGTTGATAGGTCAGGCGATTACCGTAGCGATCTTGTAAGCGTTCGCGCAAGTGCGCTAGAGCTTCATCTATTTCATCAAGAGTGGCTTCGGCGGTAATCATAATCCTATCCTAGTTACACGCCTTGCCAATTATAGAGCAATATAACTGACATAAGGGATAAAATCAAATCCGTTGCCGGTGGGGTAGTTTTTCATACGCATCTTGTAAGTCATCAAGCTCATACCATCCATCATAGGACTTGATCTGCTCTTGCTCAATCCAGCGATAGACGGTTCTAGTTGTTACCTTATAAAGCAACGCGGCTTGTGTGGCGTTGATTCTAGGCATCTATCATCTTTCCTAGCAATCTCCAGCGCGTTGAATCCCACACCGTTCCGCAGACTCGACAAGTAACTTCTAACGCTTTCATTTGTGGATTAACTTTAAGTTTAGCGTTGCAGGGCTTTCCTTCTTCGTCAATAGTAGGGCAACTGCCAATCACAATATCCTCAGACTTATGCCCTAGAACATAGTTGATCTTATTGCTGATGCTAATAATGGTTGTAGCAAGATCAGCAATATCGCCGTATTCATCATAAGTCCATTGCTGGCGTTTGATGTGATATTCGCAAGTAACGGTTATTCGGTTGATTTCTTCTCCGCGCCAAGTAATGCGAGTCTCTTGGCGCATCTTTCGCATTTCTATTTCATGCTTAATAAGTGGCGTAGATATACCGCCAGTACGCAAGTGCAAGGTTTCTAATCGCACTGGTAGCGGTGGGGTTTTAGATCCCGATACTCGCTCGCCATGTGCGCCACTACTAGGAGATAGCTCATCTTCAAGTTCGTGATAACGCTTAGAAAATGCGCGCAGTTGATCTACCGCAAAAGACCAGCATGAATCGCAAATTGGCTTTTCAGATGCTTTACGGCAGTTAGCGCATTTCACTTTGAGCGTTTAGCCTTCAATGTTTCTACATCAACGCGGTTGTAATAAACCTGCTTGCCTTTCTTCTCAACCCATACCAACTGCTTACGGTAACGAAGTTGATGAAGATTATTAGTAGTGATACCTAAAATCTCGCAGACGGTTTTAGAGTCAATTAGTTCCATGAGTTAGCCCACTCGGGTTCATCATTAACTACTGGCTTTGCCTTCTTAGCGCCTACAAGTTCAAGAGTAACGCTATCTGCCTTAATCTCTAATCCTTGCTTTTGTGTTCCGTCTTTGGCGGTGTAACTGGACTGCTTAAATGCGCCAGTAACTTGAACACGCTGACCTTTTGAGATGGAGTCGGCAACGAGTTCTGCTTGTCTGCCAACAACCGATACAGAGAACCAAGTAGTGATCCCATCTGTGTAATTACCTGCCTTATCTTTCTCACGCGGGGTATAGGCAAGAGAGAATCGAGCGACACCAAATGAGCCGTTCTTTCCATCATAGAACTTTATTTCAGGATCAGTTCCTACATTTCCGCTAACTGTTATCTGTGCCATGTTGAGCCTCCAATTTGTTGTAATTGCCTTCGTTGTCCAACACTACTACCTCTGCATCGTGAAGATGTAAGGGGTATTCGGCGGGATTAGCCCACGAAGGGATCATCCAACCTTTCACCGTAGCCACTTTTGGGTTTAGGTGAATACTATCTGTGCCTAGATTGTGGCACTTATGGTGAACCGCAATCAGGTTGGCAACTTCATCTTTGCCCCCACGCGATTTCAGTTTTCTATGGTGCAAGGCAAAATCATCGCCGGGCAAGCCACACGCCTCGCAATATCCTTTAGCTCTTGCAAGAACCGTCTCTGCTATTTTCTTATCCACGCTTTACCTGCTCCTTGAAATAGAAAGGCGCTGAGGTATAAGGGTGTTTATCGGCGGCTACTTGGAGCGCCTCTTCAAGAGTTGCGCCATGTGCCAGCGCGCCAAGAGCGAGGCTAGACCCCGATCCAATAGCGTAATGACCACTACTGTCAAGGCTAACGGCAAAATCGTCAGCCAAATCAAACACCTCACCACAAACGGCGATGAGGAACGAGAATCGGGTTTCTTCATCTTTATCATCCTCTAACTTGAAATCGTTATCTTTAAAAGATTGCTTGAGAGATGGCACTACTTTGGCAATCATAAAGTGATACAGGTCTTTACGGTCATCAACTGTCGGCTTAGGTGGAATCCAAATATGTTGAGCTATGTCGCAAGCCGAACTTAATCCAGCCCCGGCAATCAAATATTGACCGCGTTCTGTAATCTTTGCCATACGCGGATGTGAAAATTGGCGAGTAGCAGTTACTTGACTATCCGCTCCTATGACCACTCGATCTTCGTATTGAATTGCGGCGATTGTGGTCATGGGCATACCTTACATTAAAAAACCCCTGAGCGTTTTTATTACGGTTCAGGGGTTTAGTTGGTCTAGTTGTGGCCTCACAAGTCAGACCTTCAATATGAAGTTGTATTTCGACTGTTGGCGGGTTGCCAACGCTCATAACATACCACAATAAAAGAAGGGCGGGAGCTGAGAACTGGAGGTATCTCTGCTCAACCGCCCTTGTGTCCTAGTGGAACGGCACTAGGAACTTTAGTACCAGTAGTGAGACTTCCACCACCGTAAAGCATTACAGGGTGAGCCGTAACGATCCCGGATATAACTAAGCCCAACCGATATTTGCTTTTCAACGCTTGCATTTGGGTTAAGTCCTAATTTCTGCGGAATCCCGCCAGCATAGAATTTAATCCATTTACCGCTTATGAACATTTTAACAGGAGTGTGATTCTTAGCATTAGGTCTCCAGTTGGATTCATTCTGCCAAAGAGTTTCTAAACATCCCCATTGTCTTGCCCATCCATAATTATTTAATTGTAGTTTGGCATAATGCTTTGCCGCCATAGGTGTTCGTTGTACAAACATCTGTTTTGGAGCTATTGCGTATGACGGATTAGCAAGCGCGAGTCCTACGGCCACTGCCGCTACTAGAAGGAATCGAGCCTTTAACTTCAGGCCGCTCCAATCGCCGCCTGTCCTAGTGCGCTCATCGTGTGCCTCCATTGATTGTAGTCTGCATTTCTGCATCCCCTTTCTTTGGTCGTGCGGTTATTGTAGAGCAAGCCGAGCAAGCGCGGTCAAATACGATCCAATCCCCGCATGATTTACACCGGCCTATATTCCACTCGGCGTTCATAGAACTAGATCATCTACTAGCTCTTCAAGCATCTGAAGATCACCTGAGTTGTCTATCGTGCGGTCAAAGATCCAATCATCCATAGCGATCTCAGAACTATGCTCGTTAGCCGCGTAGATTCCTTGGCGATTTATGCGCCACACTTCTCCGAACATCCACTTAATCTCTTGGGCTTCATCCGGGAATCGGACATCCGTGACTACAACCTTATCGCCAGCCTCAACATTGCCAAGCGCCATCTCAATCCATAACTGCGGGTCAATGATTTTGCGCCCTACCTCAGTACCTAGCACCTGAAGCAATCGGCGAACCTCGGGAATCTTTTTAGCGGCTTCCCAACCAAAATCATCAAAGTATTCTGAGAGATGAAGCGGGTACTCAGCTCGTACCGCGATGATTGGGTCAAGTGCAAACAAGCACTCCCTGATCTTGTCGGCAAACGCTACGCGCTTGTAACCGTGATGCTGAACGAGAATGTTGGCAACGGTATCTTTGCCGGCCTGAGCGTACCCAGATAGTCCAATAATCATTTGCAATCCTCACAATAGTTAGGGGTTCGTAAATATTTACTTGCGGTGAAATACACCTTTGAGCAATGAACGCAACGCGCTTCTTGAGGTTTGTTCCTACGGCTTGACGGCGATCCTTGAGTAAGCCAAATCCACATCAGGAACATACCCGTTGCCATTCCAAGATAGCCAAGAATCATTTGGCCTCCTCTAAACATTGCTCGCAATCTTCTTTCATCAACACTAAGCAGAGGCAACCCTTTTCGTCACAAGTGTTGCCGTGTTCGTAGCACACATCAGGATTCATTACTGACCTCCCCAACCTGTACCGCGAAATACTGCGGGCGTTGCTTGGAACTGCTTGCTCATCTGCTGATTGCATTGCGGGCAGTTAGGTATAGAGCTATCTTCAAAAGATTGATACATCTCAATCATTGACTGATCGGCAGGGCATCGGTATTCGTACTGAGGCATTAGAAGAGTCCTGTCTGTGAGATGGTGGATGCGACCCAAACAATGCAGTCATTGTCGTTTTCATTCTTGCGGGTTTTACCGGAATCGTAAATCAGACCATCCTTAAGTAACTTGCCTCGAGTTGGGCGAACGGTATCGCCACTCATCATCAGAACATTTTGTATTTCTTGATCTGTTGCCCCGTGTTCTCCGCGACCAAGGATAAGGTTGAAAACAAGGGCTTTGTAAGTAGGTACGCGTGGCGCGGCTTTGATCTGCGCCTGAATAGAAGTGGATCTCATTTCTGATCTCCTAACGCTATTTTGGCGCAGATATCTTGAACCATAAGCAGGCAGTTCTCTAAACCGTGTTTCATAATCTGCTGGCGGTTATCGGTAAACTTGATATCGGCAATCTCGTTATGGATCTGAGTGCGGATTACTTTTTCTAGTTCTTTAATCATCTTACGAGCCGCCTCTTGTCCTTCAGGCGTATCAAGAATTACCTGACCATCCTTAATAGACCAATGATTTTCTTTACAGATAACTTTCATCAGTAATCCTCTCTTCAAGCATAAATACAAGTTGAAGTAATCCTAAACCTACTAGGGGTGTAGCGATAAGAAGTAGTGCAATCATTTATGCCACCACCAATTCAAAGTTCTTTACGCACTTTGGGCAGATGTTTTCAGGATGCCATTTTTTGCCAAATTGCCATTTGTATTGTTCATCATTAGCTGAACCCCAAGAACAATCTTGTGGTTCAAAACCCATGTTGCAATAAGTAATTGATGTTGTGTAATTTCGTTCTTTAAAAATGTGCCAACGATTACCTTTAACAAGGTGTTTTTTTATAAAGTTTAATTTATCCATTGAATCTATTACCTTAGCCATTTATGCACCTACCTTTGCAATTTGGCGCAAAATAAATGCGCGAGCCGCTTTGTAGGTCTTAAAATCTTCAATCCAAGTATTGTTTCCCGATCCATCTTTAATGCCAACTGTCCAACGATAAACACCGCTATCTTCCATTTTGTAGGTGTAATACTCGTTAAGACTGTATAAACCTGCTTTATGCTTTTTTAATGATGTAGCCATTTATTGCCTCCAGTTTTATCAGGGTCGTTCGCCCTGACAAGAAGAACAATACGCCTGAGTCAAACAGATTGGAAGGCTATTTGGCAAGTTTCTAGCTTTGTTACCAAATCGTTATAATCGAACAGATGTTCTAAAGGCAGTCAAACCCTTCGCTAATTTCAATATCCACACCCGGAGTATCGGCATATTCCTTGCTGGCGATTATCTGAACAACCTGTGAGTCATCTGCAAACGCCACGCCTGTTAGCCCATCATTGACCCCGCGTATGTATTTATCTAAATCCGGGGCAACCGTTGGGTAGTCGCGCTTTACGGACTTTGGGCGCTTAACTCGAAATCTCATAGTTATCGCAATCGGGTCGAGGATTGGCGTACACCCTGCCAGTTTAGCGGCTGAGGCTATATCTGCTCTCCACGCGGCAAGCTCTACCGCCTTGTTGTGAATCATTCTTCCATGCCCAATATGGCGCATAGAGCCTTGCTGAATCGGTGTGCCTTCCACCGAAAACTTAATCACGCCTCAACGCTGAGAGTTTCATAGTCGGCAAAGAAACGAACGGTAGTGCGACCTGTTTGCTCTTGCAGATGTAGCTCGCGCCCAAATCGGTCTGCATCAATTTCGGTAATCGTCAAATGCTGGCCGCCAAAATAAATTACATCGCCAAGACTTACATCACTTACCTTGCGTATGCGAAGAGTATTCATGTGATCCCCCTGATCTGTGTAACTCTTACATGAAATGGTGGCATAGATTACTTACTGGCGCAAATCGCCCATACGCCCCAAAAGCGCCCTAACGGATTCGGGCATAGGAGCGCCTTCTTGCTGATCTTCTATTGAGAAGCGGGGCGGAGTAGGGGTTGGGGCAGTTACAAGCCTCTGAGAGCCGTTTGTGGGCGTTCTAGGGGGTAACGGTTCGTCTGCCCATGACCCACGATTCAGCCAAGTTGCCGGGTGAGCCGTAAATTCGGCAGTTCGGTTTGGATCTGCCGCGTAGCGTTTAGCTCCATCAAAGATTTCTTCAGAGGAAGCCACCTTCAGCGCCCGCGTGTAAGCGCGCTCGGCATCGCGCTTTCCGACCTTTCTTGGATAAACAGACCAGAAATCATCAAACTTGTTTGATGAAGTATTTATTTCTGTATTCTGTATTCTGTATTCTGGTAGCGTTACATTAGCGTTACTTTTCTCTCTGTAACGCGTTACACGATCACGCGACTGTTGGCGCTTCTCTTCCACACCAGCTTTGCTGGTTTGATGTTCGGTATAATCGTTGATCTGCATACCGTTTTGGCATTCAATCCACAAACAAGCCTCAACCAGTTCTTTACGGTTATTATTTATATCTAATCGAAATAAAACCGCATCCGCAAGAAATCCATCAGTCAGATATTGATTGCAGTAACACAAAGCTTCAATGTAAAGCCTAAACGCCCCATCAGATAACGGAAGAATTTTTGGGTTATTGGGAAGAGTGTCATCAATTTTAATCCAAGCCATTTTTACCCCTTAAAAATCCAATTGCTTTATCAAAGGCAAACCTAATCCACATCGCCGCGCTACCTTCTTCCGGGTCTTTTGTTAGCACCATGAAATCCCTTGCCTCTTCTAAATCGCCAGCAATCTCAGACCTGATTCGATCTTCTATGCCTTTCTCATAATCAACTAAACGCTGAATTAGTTCGTAATGATTTAACTTGCATTTCTTTGAATCCTGCTCTAAACAGAAAGATTCATGGACTGTAATAAACGCAGTCTCAGCTTCTTGCAGAATAGTTTTCACGCAACCCCCTTGATGGCTTCATCTAGCGTAATGCCAAAGTCCTCTAATTGACGGCGTACTGGGTTCATGTCGGTATCGTGAAGATTGCCGTTGCGAATATACACGCGCTCTCGCTTTGTGAAGCCCCCCCAAATTCCATATTCCTCTTCCATACCAGCATCTAAACAGGCTTTGCGAATAGGGCAGGTAAAACATACTTTGCGAATAACTTTAATCGTCATACCACGATCCTTTAGATCGCTTTCCTCTAAGTAAAAAATCTCTGTGTTTAGTCCCCGGCAATTAGCCTTAGTCCAGTCCGTTCCCTTGACATTGACTTCTCTCATTTTCCTGTGCATCCAATCTTTCCGCTAGGGTCGTAGTAAGAACAATAATCGCGGCAAAAGAAAGCCGCGCTTCTCTCGGGTGGGGGAGCAGATTCCATTGCTTTAATCTCAGCAATCCACTGTAAGCCTTCTAGTGCAACGCTCTCATCGTATGGGGCTTGCCATACTTTAATATCACGCATACGCCCATCTCTAGGAATAGCGCAAAGAGCTACTGTTTCAACTTCCAAACCATTCTTGGTAAGGAGATAACCGTAAAGTTGCACTTGCATTTTCTGTTGTGCGCTCGGAAACTTCGGTAAGTTTTTAAGGCTAGTAGTTTTCCAATCCACGACCAACTTATCTTTTCGAGAATAGAAATCACAATGCCCTTTGAGTTCCGGGGTCTCAAACCCTTGTTCAAGGAGATAGTCCTCACCAAACAGATCGTATGACTGTAACGCTTCTTGTACCGTGTTATGGATAGCAGTACCCAATATCGCCGCAAGTGATTCAGTTCCTTCGTTTATTTTCGGAGTTTGGTTAATGATATGCCAAGCCTGAGCGCGACACCCACCAACAGATGAAGCACCTAGCTCTACCTGAGTTGATCTAGCGCGTTGATTGTCTGCCTCTTTAAGCGCAGTTGTGAGTGTCTTGATAATGTCCATTGAGCGCCCCCACATCTAATTTATCTTCATGGTCAAGAGCGCATTTCATACAAACATAGACTTTGTACGAGTTGTACCAGCGCTTGTGTAATTTCTTGCCTAGTTCTGAACATATACCGCAAGCCGCCATTAGTAACCACCTAAGCAATTATTAGAGTGAGTATGTAGCGAGTATTGGAGCAAGTAAGCGCCTTTGGTTGGCGCATATAACTCAGTACGGCAAGCACCGCATTTGCCATACCACTCTTGCCCATAGAAGTCGTAAGTCATTACAACTCCAGCGTTGCTTTAATAGATGAGCTAATAGAACGCGTGATATCTACCTGAGTACGAATACGGTTTACATTAGCCCGGCAAGCCTTGACTGATGCCTCCGCAATAGATAGCCGTAGGTGCATAGATTCGTTCTCAATCAGCGCTTGATCCTCGCGCATGGTGGCAGTCATCTTCAGATCAGTATGCGAGTTCTTCATACGAGCCTTAGCCATTGCAACCTCGTAATTAGCAGAGGCAGAATGAAACTCTTGTTCTGCCCCTACGAGATCAGAGTGTGCTTCATCCATTTCTTTTGATAAATCAAAGAGGCGCTTCTCAACTTGTTGTGGAGTAATCACTTGCGACCCCCAAACTCAAGAATTGCAACCATAAACCAGAAGAACGCGTTGCTCCAAAAGATCACGCGCACGACTGAGCGCACTTGGTAGTAACGGCGATTGCGTAGCGGTGGGAGTGGGTGCATCATGCTCATTTGGTTGCCTCCAATACCTTCTTGCGATCTGCAACTGCTTTCTTGATTGTAGTGCCGTTAGTTGGGATATCTAAAAGATTTGCCTCGTTGCAACCTTGGTAAAACAACTTGAGTTCTGCAACCGAGTCAATGTTTGCAACTTGCTCTAGCGCCTCAACTGCTAACGCTTTCTGTTCGTCAGTCCAAGCGGGTGCGGTAACTGCTTGCTCTTCGCGGCGAGCTACTTTCTGCATTTCTTCCCTAGCATCGCCACGCGATTCAGCAAGATCAAATAAATCTCCTTTGTGCCATAAATCTAAAGCCGCACCAAAACGCATACCAGCGTTTCGCAACGCATCTCCAATGGCTTCTTTAATGGCTTGCGTTCCTCTTGAGTTTCCAGAATCACCGTAACCGATACGAGTAATCCCACAAACTGTTAAGCGAATCCACAAACCACCGCGCTCATCTAATTTAGGTAATCCATCTTCACCTATTGCAAATGGCTCCCACGACCAATTTAAATCAGTCTCAAGTAGTCGTTTAGTTAAAGCGGCGTGACCAACATAATCAAGTTTTAGCCCACCTTTAGGAATTTGATTTATTTCATTAGGGGCAAAAGGTTCAAGCATTTTTGCTACGAGATGAACTTCTTTTTGAGTCATTCTTACCTCCAGTTAATCTGCCGGGATTGGCATTAGTTACAGAGTACGGCTTATCCCCTGAAAAGGGAAGGATTTTGTAAGGTGTTTTTAGGCTATTCTTTGGGGATGATTAGCGTAATGGTGCGGGTATATGACCTAGAGGTGGAAATCCAATCTAGCGAGAGTTTCCCTGACCATTTAGACGATCTATGCAATAGGGCTACTAAGCTCTTTGCCGAGGCCGTAGAGACTATGAAGCTATCTAATATCGCCCTAACAGGCGAGGATTTGATTGACGGCGAAGAACAAGGCTAGAATCCCGATCCCCCTGAAACGCAGATAAGCCCCCACTCAGTTACGAGTAGGGGCTTTCTTATTAAAAAAAATTTTGAATCCACCCTTCGGGTGCTAAAAGATACCCGCTAAAACGGCTATCAGCGCCCATAGAGCTAGGATAAACAGGTAGAGCCATATCATCTGTATAGCTCTAGCCCTATCTGCCATTTAATAAGGCTTATGCCAATCTCCCAGTTGTAGTTAAACGGGTGCGAGTAATTAGTGGCATAAAGACCTAGATCGTAAGAATTCATATTCCCAGTGATTCTTATCCTTATTCGAGCCATAACCTATACTCCGCACTCACACGCCCCTTCTCGGGATCTACGAAGTGAAGGCGCTGAGAGGCTTCCCCGTTAGAGGCTAGGAGGTCTCTAGCGTACCGATTGCCCGTCTCTACCGCCCCTGACATAAACACGCTACCTTCTCCGTTTGCCATGTTCCAAGACTGATGCTGGTGGTAGTGGCCGATGTAGAGGTCGCGGAACTCAAAGCCCTTAGTGATCTTATCTACCTCATCAAAGAACTTGTACGCCCCGGATCTCCAGCGATCAGCGAATCTAACAATCGTTGAGGCAGTACCCCATCGGATCTCGTCTCCGTGAATAAGCAAAGCCTTGTAGTTGCCAATCTCTACGCGCTGGATATCTTCCTTGGTCATTTGCCAAGTAAGGCGCTTCTCATCCTTGAGAGCTTGTCCGGCAAACATATACGCCAATTTATCCCAGTTGATATCTTTAGGGAGTTCGCCGAACTTACCAATACGCCCGTGATTGCCCGGCTCGCAGATAACTGTAACCTTCTCAAAGTTCGCCAAGAGAGTTCGAGTTATATCTATAAGTATGCGCGAAACATCCACGAACTGACTCATTACATCCGAGTCCACTTCATAGACTTGAGACGGGAAGATCGTAGTGTTCTCCACTAAATCCCCGCCAAGCATAAGAACTACCTCTTTAACGGGGTGATCTTGGCGCTGGATGTTAGCGATCTTGATGGTCTTATCAATAGATTGCTTAACAAGGCGCTCGCACTCCCTAGAGTTGTAGGTAAGAGTTTGCTTGCCTAACTGCCAGTCTGTTGAGTGCAGTAGAGCTACTTCAGCCTTCTTAGTACGCGAGTCTTTTTTAGGCGTAGGAACTGGCGGAACTGCTCCAGCCGAGAGCATGGCATCGTGCGCTGCCTGAACAACGGCGGCGGTGAAATCATCTTTATTCTTCTTGACATTGGCTAACTGCCTTTGCGTATTAAGTAGGGCTTTGCGAAGATCGGCTATTTGCGGATCAGGCTCTAGGTTATCTTTAAGACTCATTCGGCGCACCGGCATAGATTCTTAATATGTTTATTTACTGCGCCCCAACTTACTTTATAGCCTTCAGATTGCAGAGCTACCAATAGCGTATTAACGGGAACATTATCGGCAATAGCCTTATCAAAGGCTTTCTTATCGCCGTCATCAAGCGTTGAGTAGATTTTACCAATAGAACATAGGTCGGTGCGAAAGTCTCTTTTGGTAAGAGAATCTGCAAGAGCCATAGTAACCCCCCTTAGAAGTTGGGTGAACTCTACCAAATAAAAAAGAACCCCCACCGATTAAGGCGGGGGTGTCTTAGAGTTTTCTAGTTATGCTTTTGGAGTTCCATCAGCATTGAGTTCGGCGATACCGTACTGATTGGTGAGTGGGGTAATGACTAGGGTAAGTGCGGCTACTGCCGATCCTACGATAGCCTGAACTGGCGCGCTGAAATGGAAGTTATGGATGTATCCAACTGCAATGGTGAACGCTGATCCAAGTAGTGCGATCAACGCGTGGCGAAGCTGAGGTGAGAGTTTTTCTAGCATTGTTGCTCCTTAGTATTGTGGGCGAACTACCGTCTTAATAAGGCTAGTAGGTCTAATCTTAGCGTACACTCCGTCACCGTTAGCCTGAGAGCCAGTTGAAGGGTTGCTGGTATTTCCGCCAATAGTGTGAACCATGTGTGAAGAATCTACGGCGCTAGTAGCAATTTCAATATGCTCGGCGTGTCCTGAGTGGGTGAAATCGTAGAGGATGAGATCGCCCGGCTGAATATTGGCTATGGGAACTGTAAGTTTATTCTTTACGCCCCAGTTCTCTAAAACCTCAACCCCGGCGGTTTTCATAATCTTTGCCTGTAAGCCAGCCTCAAAGAAGCACCACCATACGAATATGCAGCACCAAGAGACATGATCTAGCCCAAAAGCCTGACCATACTTAGTGGCGTTGTTAGCTCCTTCTTTGTAACCGATTTCCTTTTTGGCGATATCAATAACTGCCTGTGCGCTCATGGTCGAGTCCTCTCATCTGGGAATTCATCTTGCGGGGTAGCCCAACGGATAACAACGGGAACAAACGCTCCAAGGCATACCTGCCAAAAAAACTGCCCGTTGATAATATCTTTAATATGTAAGACAACCTCAATAGTAAGAAAT